AACGTAATACTGTCGCTTTTACATTTGAAAAGCGATATTTATGAAAGCGACGGCTAAAATGACGCTTGCTTTCATAAATCAAAAGCAAGAAATAGGGTTAAAATGCTAATTTCAACAAACCGCTCTCACGATGGCGAGAGCGGTTTTCCATCACCACTTACTCTTCTTCACATTAATCTTCGGCGCCTTACTGGTTTTCGAGGCATTAGGGTCATATACCTGCTCTCCTTCATCATCAGAACCGAGATTCTTCGATATTTCCCAGAACTCCTTACTGCCCAGCTTGAATGGCCCGTGCTGTTGTGCCTTATACCAGAAGATTTGGTCCTGTAATTTGTTCGATTTCGCGTTGTTATTGATGACGAGACACTCATAATTCTCGGTACACTGGTCCATGACCTGACAAAAGCTCTCAAAAGTGGGGAACATACCCGCATAATTGTCATAGATTCGCTTACGATTCGCAATATATGGCTCGCGGAGGATAAAAACGTAATCGATATTGGTGCGGAGATTTGGAGGGATACCCAGGGGATATTGCATTGTGATGACTAACATGACCTTCCAATGACGCCCATTCATGAACAAAAGCCTCATCATCACATCCTTCGTCCACTTGTTATCATACAGACAATCATCCAATACGACGAATGTACGCGGGTCAATGGACGACTTCTTATACATATCCTGTTCCTTCTTCACCTGCTTCAGGACTGCCTTTTGGCGCTTGAGAATATTTTCGATGATTGCGGTGTTATACGCGTCATGGATGAATAGTTTTGGCACATGGGCGGCAAAAAAACCGTTGCCGGCTTCTGTCCCTGAGATGACGGTTCCAATGGGGATATCCTGGTGGTGAAACATCAAGTCCTGAACGAGAAAACTTTTACCTGTATCACGTCGGCCAATGAGAACGATAACGGGTCCCTTATTTTCATCGGGGCGAAAGCTGATGGCCTTCATATCAAACTTCGCGAGTTCTAAATTCATTTACACGCAATCACGACGAATCGAGTAAATGGTGATAAAAATGGCATATATTATTTAATGACATTTTTTACGAATGGAATGGAATGGAATGAAATGGAATCGATACGGAATCGGAATCGGAATCGGATGCGGTGGAGCCCCCGTTTAAAATCAATTTATAACTTCTATTTAACAATCATACCAGTATTTCATTTAGGAACAACATGTCTATATCGAAGACGCCTGCGTTATTCCAATTACATTATCGGAAACATAAGTATACTCCGGAGAAGATAGAAACCGCGCTATTATTCGATATCCAGAATTTTACTCCGATTTATTCGCGATTTTTCGATATTAACGAGTCCAATTATAATAGTATCCAATTGAACCAAAAGTATTATTTACAGAATATTATCGAGCATTCATCGCAAATCAATGAAAGCAGCCAAACCCTAAACCATCTTGAAACGGTGATTGGGGATGACGCTGGCGATGCGCATAATGCGCCGATATTTGTGAAGTATTCGCCGCTACTTGACCCTATCCGGTATTTATCGGGTAAATATAATATTCAAGACACCAAAACGATGACGCTACCCAAATACAATTCGAGTTCCGCGGATTGTGAAGAGAAAATGCTAAACGTGAACAATGCGTCGTATGTTGACGGGTTTTTCTCCTACTTAACGAGCAAAGCACTTCATACCCATGGAGTCGTCCATGGGCTGGATTATTATGGCAGTTATTTATGTAAGCAACGCGAATTTTCCACGAATGTGTTTGATGATATCGAGTATCTTGTTGGATGCTCGTTTTTCAATACATACGAGAACGAACTCTTCACAATCGATTATTCGCAGTTTGGCGAAGACGAATCCGACCTATCGGATATCAATGTGAGTAAATTAATGAAACTCCGGAATAAGTTGAAACCGATGATTGGTGCGTCGGCGGAGGGCGATGACGGTTACATCGATCCGGCCGACGATTATTCAAATAGTAAAGGCCGACTTCATTGTTTTGATACGGTAGGGGGAGATGAAATTGATGTGAATGCGCAGGGTGTAGATGAAACTGAATGTGTTGTAATTGATACACCCACGAGCACCGAAATGGTTGAATTAAATGTTGATGAACTGCTTTCGCAAGTCCAATGCGACGGGGATACGACGAATGTGACGGATGTGACGGATGTTCCAATGAAAACGAGACTTAATCATAAAGAGCGCACAAGAGACCAAGAATATTCTAGTGACAGTGATTCATCGCAGTCAAATTCATCCTATACTACGATAGACGGCGAGGATGGCGGCGAGGATGGCGGCGAGGATGGCGGCGACAAAAATGATACCATAAAAGTAGATGATACGTCGTTCGCTGGCGGTAGCAGTAGAAGTGGCAGTGATGGCAGTGATGGCAGTGATGGCAGTGATGGCAGTGATGGCAGTGATGACTCATACGACAGCGATGATGAAAATATCACCGTTAAAATCAAGGACTTCCCTGTTCAAGCGATTCTCCTTGAAAAGTGTGTAAGCACCCTGGACCATATCATGATGACAGATGAACTGACAAAAGAAGAGTGGTCGTCTATTCTATTCCAGGTGATTATGACGCTCATAATATATCAGAAGATGTTTGCGTTCACACATAACGACCTTCATACGAACAATGTGATGTTTATTGAAACCACTGAAGAGTTTCTTTATTACCTCTATGAAGACCAGTATTATAAGGTCCCTACGTATGGCCGCATCTTTAAAATCATCGATTTCGGGCGGGCGATTTACAAGTTCCGCGGGGAGCTCATCTGTAGCGACAGTTTCCACCCGAAAGGCGACGCCGCCACGCAATACAATTTCCCGCCATATTATAATGCGGACAAACCCACCGTAGAACCGAACTACAGTTTTGATTTGTGCCGGTTCGCATGCGCACTATTCGACTATTTTATATACGACCTGCGTAAAGTGGAAAAGCTGTGTAAAACTGACCCGGTGATTAGGTTAATCGTGAAATGGACGATGGACGATAAGGGGCGTAATGTGCTGTATAAATCGAGCGGAGAGGAGCGATACCCGGATTTTAAACTGTATAAGATGATTACGAGATCGGTCCACAATCACATCCCTTCGACCGAGATTCATAATCCGATATTTGATGAGTATAAAATCACGTATAAAAAATATAAGAAGCATGCTGCCATTGCGGCGAAGTTCCCGAAAGATGGCCGAAATACACATATTGTTATGAATGTGGATACGTTACCGTGTTATATTGACATTTTGTAATGTAATGGAATGGAATGGAATGGAATGGAATGGAATCCGGGAATGCTACGACTAGCGGCTGCGGTTCAGATACATATTTCGGTGCGCCGGAAGCCCATTCTTCGCGATGAACTCGATATTCCGCATTGTCCATCCCATACTTGCGCCGGAATGACCGACCTCCATTTCATTCTGGACGAGTGTGATGATCCAGTCGTCGCCCCCACTAAACATGAATCCGCGGTCGGAGGGTGGGCTGTAATTGGAGATATACTTCCATACATTAATTTCCTTGGTCTTGACTGCGGGTGATTCGGTGGCGCGGACGACTGCGCGCAGACCATCTCTCAAATTGCTTGTGGAAAGCGAGTCGTTCATATACGAGAAGTCCCACACATTCGCGGCGGCGATGGTGCGAGGCCAGTATTCGGATTCGGAGGCAACGGAGACAGATACAGATTCAGGAGCAACAATAGCCATCGTAGTGTGTGGGTGTGAGTGTACGTATAATAAACGAACGATGAGTTATATACAACAATAAACATATGATTTCAATTTTGTCATATGTTTATACTAAAATTAGTATTTGAACGCAGATATCTTATCCAATATCACACCAACAACGACACCAAGCGATAAACTCCCGGATGCGAACCCGACAATCGCGGTGATGAGTGTTATTATCCATCGCCTATCAAATGATTGCGGTTTGAATATGCTATCCCAGTCGCCTGTTTTGTATACAACGAGTAACATAACACCGACAACCGCCGCAATCGGGATTTCGTTGATGGCGCGACCGAAGAACAAACAAATCACGATAAAAAGCACACTTGTGATGACCGATGAAAACCGGGTTTTCGCGCCATTTGCTAAATTAAGTTTACTCTGTCCGACAAGCACACACCCGCCGAATCCGCCCGTTAGCCCCGTCGCGATATTTGCGATACCTTGGACAACGCTTTCACGGAACGAGTTGCCCTTTATATGAAGCACGCTTTCGGCGTCTTTCACCATAATAAGCGATTCTAATAACCCGGTAAATGCCATCGCCGCCGAAAATGGCAGCATTTTCAAAAGACTTTCCGCGTCATATTTGATGTGGGAAATACCCTCTAACGAAATAAGCGATGGCAGCTCTGAATGTATCGCGCCGGTATCTTTCACGCGGTCGATATTGTAATATTGCGTAAAAATGTAAATAAACGCGGTAATCGCGAACATCGAAACTAATCCACCGGGTATATGGATATGCTGGTCGTTGCTATGCGCGATTTTAATAACTCCGAAAAACGCAATCAACGTGGATATAATTGTGAATAATACAGTATTCGCCATTTTCAAACCAGTAAGCCATTGGTGGTCTTTGTCTTTAAAATTATCGAGCTGATGAACAGCGATAAGACCGGCCAACGCAACCAGAAACCCCGACATGATATATTTGGGAATATACGTCACGTATTTATATAACCCGGTGAGCGCGGCTAAAATCTGGATGATACCGCCGACGATGACGGTTGGAATGATGTATTCTTTGCCGAGTAAGGTGCTTACACCGGCGATTGATGTTGCGACCGCGGCGGTTGACCCCGAAATCATCGTTGGCATACCTCCAAATATAGATGTTATAAGAGACATCACCATCGTATTCTGTATGCCGGTATTCGGCGACAATCCCATAATAAATGCGAATGCGATGGATTCAGGAATCAGTAAGAGCGCAATCGTCAGGCCCGAGAGAAATTCATTGATGATTTGCGTCGGTGACGCGGATGTAACGGCGTTCATCATGATAAATAACTTCCGTAATATTATATAAACATTAGAATATATATACTATAATGGATAGAGTAATGAACAACAACGACGACGACGACCCTCGCTCCCGCGACACAATACTCATCGACGGCACAACCTACGACATCACAGAGTTCAAGCATCCCGGCGGAAGTATCATCGACTATGCGAAGAACGCTGGCGACGCTACCGAAGTATTCCGCGAGTTTCATTACCGGTCACCTATCGCGAGAAATGTCCTTCATTCATTGCCAGATTACAATTGCGGCCCTGAATCCGTCCCGGCGCATGCGCTTGCCCCCGAGTTTCAAATGACCCAGCGTCAGGAAGCAATGACCGCCGATTTCCGAGAGATGCGGACCAACCTGGTCAATCAGGGTTGCTTCGAACCCGATTATATCCACGTTTATTTCCGCCTTCTTGAAATCGCATTCTATTTCGGGATGGGGGCGTGGCTCGCGCCCTATAACATTTACGCGTCGATGCTATCGTTCATCGTATTCAAGACGCGTTGCGGATGGGTCCAACACGAATGCGGTCATTTAAGTTTTACCGGAAACAAGCGTGTCGACCGCGCAATTCAATCGTTTACGATGGGATGTAACGGGTTTAGTTCGTCCGTTTGGAATTCGATGCATCAACGCCATCACGCAACTCCGCAGAAAATCAAGCACGATATCGACTTGGATACCACTCCATTTGTCGCATTTTTCAATACCGCATTCGAAGAGAATACAAACGGAAAAGCCGCCGCACGATTTATTAGCCGATGGTGGATGCGAATTCAGGCGTGGACATTCTTGCCCCTGGTCACTGGAATAATCATTCATTTGTTTTGGGTCTATTATCTTCACCCGAAGAAGGTGTTTCGCGCGCTTTGTTCGGCGCGGACAAGAGAACATCACGTATCTGCCGCATTTGAAATCGTGTGTATGTCCGCATCGCATATTGTGTTGCCGTATATATTCTATACCGGCGACGGCGACGGCGAAAGAGGAATAATCGGGGCGTATTTCCTCTCGATGATAGTAAACTTCTGGAATTTCGTCTATCTTTTCGGACACTTTTCTCTATCACATACATTTACCGACGTTGTCCCTGAAAATAAGCACCTCCTCTGGTTTGAATATGCGATCAGACATACTGTGAATATATCCACGAAATCCGCACTGGTATCGTGGGTGATGGGGTACCTCAATTTCCAAATCGAGCACCACTTATTTCCATCGATGCCGCAGTATAAGAATGCGATTGCGGCGCCGTATGTGCGCCGGTTTTGCGAGAAATGGTCCGATGCCGCCGCCGATGGACACGTGTGTCTAAAATACACCGAACATTCATATATGACTGCGTGGCGGTTGATGTTATCCAATCTGAACCGGGTTGGGAAACATTATTATGAAAATGGAGTATCGGCACCGGCACCGGCGCCTAAATCAAAAGACGACTAGAACCCCGGTGTATCTACAAATACCGCAGGCGACGACGAACCTCCACCGTTGCCTGTGCCTGTGCCGCCGCCACCGCCGATACCTAACATATTAAATTGGTCTAGCAAATATACGCCCACCACCGAAGAAATACATACGATAATT